AATATAAATGCAAACTACACTAAAGATGGTCACAATTATGATGATGATACTTTAATGATTAATGTAACTTCAAAAAATTATACTGAATGTGTAAATATTGCAAATGCAGTACGAAATGCTTTAGAATGGAAAAATGGAAAATTCAACGAAGTAAATATACTACAATGTGTATTAGAATCCGCCAACGAAGATTATGGAGTTGACGGATTTAGTGTCGCATTAGAATTTTCTATCCGATGTAAATAAAATAAACAAAAATTAGAATTTTCTATATATAACAAAAAAGTTATATTATGGAATATAAAGAATTTGGAAATTATAAAGTGTTTGAAAATGGAGATATTTTATATAAAGAAAAAGTAGTTAAAAAATATCTAAATAAAAGAGATGGATATATTAGTATAAAATTATTTGATGATATTGAAGGATTAAATGGTGGTTGGATTAATAAAAAACAAAAAGGTAAACAATTTAGATTACATAGAATAGTTTACACTTTATTCATAGGTCAAATACCAGAAAATTATTCTATTCATCATATAGATAAAAATAAAAATAATAATCATTATAAAAATTTAATATGTGTATCAAAATCTAAACATCTTTCAATTCATATGAATAAAGGATTGGGTTCAATTACAAATACAAAAGAATATAAGAGAGATTATTATAAAATAAATAAAGAATATATACGTGAAAAAGTAAAACAATACTGTATTGAAAATAAAGAAAGAATAAAATTCTTGAAAAAAAGATGGTATGAAAAAAACAAATCAATAGTTTAATAAATTATTGATTCAGAAAATAATAATTAAAATATGTCAGCAAATGTAATTAATGGTACAGATTTATGTTTATTCATAACTTCTGGAGCAACTAAAAAATGTATAGCCTTAGCATCTTCTTGTAAAATTTCAACGAGTATGAGTACAAGAAAAATTGGAACAAAAGATTCTGGAATTTTCGAAGAAAGCGCAGCAGGTAGAATAAGTTGGACTTGTGATTCAGATAATTTATTCACACAAGATTCTATAAGTGGTTATACTTATGATTCACTAATGGACTTACACCTTTCACGTACATCAGTTGTAATAACTTTTGGTACTACTACAACTTCTGGAATGGGTTACCCTCAAACTATTGGAACAGGAAAAACTTTAACTGGTACTGTTTGGATAAGTAAGGTTGATTTGAATGCAAAAGATAATGATAATTCATCTTTTACAGTTTCAATGGAAGGTACGGGTCCATTGACACACGCATAAACCACTCTATAGATAGAATCTACAGATAAAAGATTCACTATTGCGACAAAATGTCTTAATAGTGAATCTATCTAAAAAATAATCAAATAAAATGGCAAATATAGTAGTTAAGATAAAAGAAAAAGCATACAACATTTCAAATGAAGGTTATTATCCCTTAATACTCTTCAAAAGAACAACTGGAAAAAACTTTAGTGGTAATGAAGACCTTGAAGATTTATTAACATTAATATGGTGTTATTTAAAAGCATATAATACCGATTTTGAATATTTATTAGAAGATTTCTTTAAGATTGTTGACCAAAGTATAGTAAATCAATTCAGTGAATTGAATTCACAAATTGTCAATGATGATTCAGAAAAAAAAAATCAGGAGTAACTCCAGATATTTTTGATTTATATTCTATTGCCATCTCAAATGGCATTACACCAGAATATTTTTATTACAAAATTTGTTACGATGAATTAGAAGCACTTATTAAAAAGAGTGAGGAAGATTATATTAATAATTGGAATCAAACTCGATATATATGTTATTCAATCATCCAATCACAATCTACAACTAAATTACAACTAAGTGATATATTACAATTCCCTTGGGATAAAATTGAACCCACAGAACCTACACAACCATTAAAATCTAAAGATGAATTATTAAAACACGCTTTAGAAATGGAACAAAAATTAAACTCAACAAATGTCAGATAAGCAATTTAATTTAATGACTTCATTAAGTCTTAACAGTGCAGATTTTAAGGCTGGAATTGATGCTGTAAAAGGTAATGTAAAAGATTTAATGCTTGGCGTTGATGGGGCGAACGGGAACTTAGGTGAGATGAGAAGAGCATTAATGGCTCTTAAAAATGTAAGTTTTGCAGGTAAATCAGTTGAAGAAATTGGTGCAATTAATCAACAGATTGGTACTTTAATGCACAATATGCTCATACTTAAAGAACAAGATAAAGTAATGGGTGAATCATTAGCTGCTGTTGGTGTTCAAGGTATGAGAGCGTTGGGTGGTATTGCTGAAGTTGCTGGTGGTGTTGCAATGGCTTTTGGTGCTTCAAAAGAAGAAGCCGAAAAGTATCACAAAAGTATGGTTGTGATGATTGGAACAATGCAAGGATTAGCAGAAGTTCATAAAGCATTAGAAACTGGATTATTTAAAAATATCGCAGTAAGAGCAGCCGATACAATTTCAAATGGTGTTAATTCTATTGCAAAATGGGCAAATACAACCGCAACTGCTGCAAATATAGCAGCAACAGAAGCTCAAGCAGTTATAACAAGTGATGCATCCGTAGCAACTAAAGCCGCTGCCGCTGCTCAATGGTTATGGAATGAAGCAATTTTGGCAAATCCATATGTTTTAATTGCTGCCGCAATTATTGCGGTTACTGCTGCAATAGTGTATTTAGTTGAAGAACATAATGCAGACACTGAGGCAGTAAGAAAAAACCAAGAAGCGTATGATGCTTTATCAGCATCATTACAAATGAATATTGAATTTTTAGAACAAAAAACTAAAATTTCAAAGGCTTTAGGTGCATCAACTGTAGAAAATCTTAAAAATGAGCTTGAAGATTTAGAAGCAAAAAAGAAAAGTAATGATATTCGTATTACTGAAATAGGTTTATTGAAAGAAACAGAAGAAAATACTAAAGAACTTAATAAATTAATAGCAGAAAATCAAAAATTGGGTTTTGAAGTTCCATTAAAAAGAGTTGAAGTTGAAGTTGCTGAAAATGATATTTACAAACAATTAACTGAACAATTATCAAAATTAGAAGAAAAAAGAAAGAATGAAATATTATTAACTGGTGCTGCTACAAAAGCAACATTAGATGAAATTGCTGCGTTAAATAAGAAACTTAAAACTACTGATGAACCAACAGCTAAAAAATCTTACAGTTTAAATGAAGATAAATCCTACTACGAAAAAAAGAAAGCATTAACAACTTGGTATTTAAACTCAAATGAAAATGATGAAAAAGGATTTGATTTTAGATTATTACAACTTCAAACAGATGCAATTAAAAAAGCAATTATTTCTAAAAAATATGAAGGTGATGAATTAATCAAACTTGAAAATGAATATCAAGATAAATTATTACAAATAAAAAAGAAGGAAAATGATGTAATTCCTAAAAAAATTAAATCATCATTTGAAAGATTACCTGCAGTTCAACCAGTTAGTTTAGCACCTGTCGATGCTTCAATTAAACTTGGTGAATCAAAAATTAAAAAGCTACAAAATTCTTTAGCAAAATCAACAACCGAAATGCATAAAGCTGTTGCAAATTCTATTGTTTCTGTTGTTGGTAATTTAGGTAACTCAATAGTTGATTCTTTTGGACTTGCAGATAAAGGATTGCAAGGATTTGCAAAAAATATATTAAAAACAATAGTTGATTTAGCCACTCAAATTATTGCATCTGCATTAGCAACATCAACAGCCAAAGCAATTGAAGGTGCTGAAACATCAGGTGCTGCAACTGGTCCCGCATCAATATTTACAACACCTGCATTTATCGCTACAGCGGTGGGAGGTGTTCTTGCTGCATTCGCTGCAATACCAAGTTTTGCAACTGGTGGTATTATTCCCGGAAGTAGTTATTCCGGCGACCGTGTGCCAATTATGGCGAATTCAGGTGAGGTAATAATGAACGGTAATCAACAATCACGTTTATGGTCAATATTAAACGGTTCTGCTTCAATTAATTCAAACAATTCAAATAATGGAAATGTAAGATTTGAAATTGACGGAACTAAACTGGTTGGTGTATTAAATAATCAATCAAGAAAAACAAATAATATGAGATAATGTCATTGCAAAAAAAATACTATTTCAGTTTCAAATCAATAATAAATCAACAATATACTGTTGAAATATGGCAGAATATAACCGGCACAACTTTAACCGCAGTTGAAATACTTGGAGATGAAAGTCCTTTCATCGTTCAATATCCTTCAATTACCAAGTTCGAACCAGTACGAGGTTCAGGCTGTTCCTTAAATTTAATAAGTCAAACAGACGGTCAATTTTTTAATTTATTCACTGCAAATTATTTAGAATATCAATTAAGATTATATAAAGGTAATAATTTGATATGGTGTGGTTTTTTAGATTCAGAACTATTTACAGAAGATTTTTCTCAACTATGGAACTACCCAGTTTCTTTTTCGGGTTCTGATGGTTTCGCTGTATTAGAAAGAATTAACTATTTAGATAATAATCTATTACATTATTCTGGTATTACAAGCCAATTTGAAGTAATAAAAAACATTGTCAATAAATTAGGACTACCATATAATGCAATTTATTTCAACGTTTCAACAACCAGTACAGAATTAACTATTGCATCAAATGAAACAATATTTCATAAAACGTATGTAATTAATTCTGACTATTATAATGAAGACAATGAAGCAGAAACTTGTAGAACAGTTTTAGAACATCAATTAGCTCCATATGGAGGTTTCATAATTCAAAATAATGGATCCTTATTTATTACTGATGTAAATGTTGTCGCAGCAGGTGGAACAACAACCTTTCAAAAGTTTGATTCAAGTTTTAATTATATTGGAACAGAGGCAATTAATTTAAACATTGGTGATTTATCAACTATTAGATTTGCTGATACTGCACAAACTCGAAACGTTGTGCCAGGATTCAATAAGCAAATAATTAAATATCAACCTTATGCAGGTAATAAAATAATGGATTTTAGTCCTGATTCTGATTTTTCTGGTTCAGGTTCAACATCTTCTGAAATTGGTACATATGGTTATAAATGGACTGAAACTACATA